TTATTTTCTAAATCGGTTATACTGTAAATAGTATACTTGAAAGATGCCTCTGCTGTAAAGTACTCTATGTCCGTATCCGTGGCATCAAAGCTCATGGTGGTGAGAGAGTATGGAAATAATCCCTCAAATTTAACTTGAAACTTAGGTATCAAATTACTACTTAAAATTTGAAGAGTTCCATCTGAAAATATATCTTCTTCACCATTACTAGGTCCAACCTTAACAATTCCTGATTGCTGAAGATCATATGATTCTTTTAAACTTTCAGGGAATCCCAATCCACGAATCCAATTTTGGATTTCCATAAAGTTTGTTAGATCTTCATCAACTAGAAATCTAAGAGTTAAATCTCCAAATTGAATCTTATCACCTGGTCTATCAATATCCTTTAAGTAGTTTGGTTGAACAGCAATACCAAGATTTAAATCTGGTATATTTGCTTCATTACAAAAGAAAGCAACACCAGGACTTTTCTTTAAGGCAAACTTAAATCCAGTAGGTGCTAAAAAATTTCTATTTGTTATTGCAGTTGCCATTTAATTATTAAACTATTATACCGTGGTTTTGAAGTGCTTTTTTAATAGAAGCAACTTCATTTCTAATTGTTATTGTTCCTAAAGGATCAGCACCATCTAGAGAACCAAACATTTCATCTACTTTAATTTTCATATTTTCAACTTCAATTTTTAAATTGTCAAAATCAGATGGTTGAACAGTATTACCACTCATACTTTGTACAGTAACACAATCCTTTATCTTTGTCTCAAGTTCACTTATTTGTGAATCAAACTGCTTACATGATGGTATAATCTCATTAGTTACGAAACCAT